CTTTTGCTTTTGTTGTCGGCTCATGATCGGCACCATAATGCGCTTCGTCGCCCTCAGCCTTCTCTTCTTTACTCAGCTCTTCCACTGGGCGACCTGTAGACCAATACTTGGCATATTTGATGTGCTTCTGCATTGCCTCATCTTCAGGCGAATCGCGGCGCACGTTGGTCAACATGTACGAACCCTTGGGCGGCGTTTTGTTTCCTTGCTCGTTTACAAAGTCTTTGCCAGAAGCATTCTGTGCGGTAATGGTTGATCGTACGCGCTGCTTATCGCGGTCGATGTTCTCACTGATCGACTTGCCTTGTTTAGTCTTTGGCCCGATGTTGGAATGCGTCACATAGTACCCATTCTCAGGATCATGCAACTCATTGGTCTTGCCGTATGAGTTTACCACAATGATGGGCTTACCCTCGGCTTCACGCTGATCATTCAATCCTTTAATTACATGGCGCGATGATACGTCTGTCTCATCCACCACGTTGGGGCGAAACAATGTCCTGATGTTTTTCTTATCTAAATCATTCGATACCTTACGCAATGATCCTGTGTGCGCCAAAATCCAGTCCTCGGTCATCTTGGGATCATGCTTGGCTTGCTCATGTGCTGCGCGCCGTACCGCGGCATTCACATACCGTTGCTCTGAATTGGGTGCGAAACAAGTACCCTTGCTTGTATCAACGATTCCATTCTTATCCACACCACCCGAGCACCCGACTGTCGCGCCTGGGCAGGTATTAATTGCATAATGTTTGGAATCATTTCCATGCCCAGACGTATACAACGAATGCCCAGCCACGCCTTTTGACGCAAACCCCTCATAGGTTCTACCTTCTTCGTCGTGCTCGTGCTTGACTGTATCAAGCTTTTCGCTAGTATCTAACGTGTCAGCGTTTGAGCCAATATGCTTTGCCTTGCGCAGGCGCTCCAGTGCAGCCTCTTCGTTTGCGGTCTGTTCGTGGATGGGCAAACCAAAATGATGGTTTAGGATCTTCTTGTGCAGAGATCCAACCTGACCGATAGTCAGCGGGGGGCGGTGCTCACCGCCATACACTTCTGCGCGCGCTTCGTTTAGATCACGCATGCCTTCGACTTTCTCGCCCTGCTTCGGGCCAGTCCCGCCATATGTCTTACCTTCCCACATGTGCCGAGGAACCGTAATTCCTTTGACGCCACCGAAGCCTTCAGCAGGAATCGTAATCCGCGTTGACTCATCTTCTACTGCACCACCTTTAGCCATGCCTGCAGGCGCGTTCGATGGTGCCAATGGTGAAGACAACCCCATGGCTTGCATCTTCTGACCTTGTGGCGTCATTGACAACAAGTTGGGTGGTGCGCCCGTTGGTGCTCCACCCGTGGCTCCAGTTGGAGCTCCACCCGGCATGATCTGTGGTGCAGGTGCAATCGGTTCACCAGCTTGTGGCTGCTGACCTTGTTGCGGCTGCTGTGTTGGTAATCCACCCTGTGTTGGGGGCGGAGCTGTCAACTGTTGACCAGGCTGTTGTGCGTTTTGATCTACGCCACCAATAGGCAATCCACCCGAAGTAGCCACGCCACCAACATCTGGCATGCCTGACTTGCTCGCATTGGGATTCATGAATACCTTTGGATGCATATCCAAGGCTTCTTCCACACCAATGTCATCCATCACATCAGGGTTGGCATGCTTTGCGACTTCCATGCGATATTGCGATAACAATGGTTGATCCATGGTCTGTCCTTGTACGTTGCCACCATCGGCTTTCTTTTGCATGAAGTGCTGGGGATGAACCGTGTAGATCTGATCAGGTGCGTACCCTTCAAACTCTGACACCGATCTGACCTCTCGAGGGCGCTCGTCTTGCTCGTGCGCTACAAATACTAGATGCCCTTCACCCAGCTTCCGTTGGGCATCTTCAATGCTGCTAGTAGGCAATCCATGTTTGCGCAATAGCGATACCTTCCCGCCTTTGGCGTAAGGCTTATGATGGGCGACATCATCGCGCATCTGTGCAATAGTTGGCTTTTTCATCTTGTCATTATCCTATCCATTTACAATCGTCGCAACGACCATCACCCTGGCAGATTGCTAGGCTCACGCAAGTCCTCTTTGGCTTTGCGATCTCTGACCCATATCCTAAGCTGTTGGACAACGGTTTGCTCCCAGATTTCCGTGTGAGGCAGCACGTTGATCTCAAACCGATCGTCTCCCGTGGTGATTCTGACCCCGTCGATGTTCCTAACCATTTGGACACTTCCATTGTAGACACCATTGAATAAGACCTCGTTGCTCATCATTGCCTCCAAAGTGGAAACGTTTCCAGTCTCTTTGAAGTGGAAACGTTTCCAAGTTAAACAGCATAAGGGTTGACGCGAGCCCTCGAGTTAAAGATCTCAGCGTCCGTAATATCCTCTTGCTCAATCTCTTCGCGCGGTGGTGCGTCGATCGATATCCACCCGGCATCGCGCAGGTACCGCAGCCCTTGGCTGATGCAATCCACGAACTCGTCATGCGTTGTCTCAGGAAAGGCACAGATCTGGCTCACCATCCCTTCAGCCCAGTCACGCACGAAGCCTGGGCGGTTTGAGCTCTCTGGCACCCAGACGCGCCCTGCCTTGATGATGTTCGCCACGATCGACAGGCGCTGTAGCTTGTCCGCTTTGCCGGGGTTATAGGCATGCACTGGTAAGTGCGCGCGCTGCAAGTCTTGAATGAGCGAGATCCCTGCGCTTTTGTCTTCAACCAAGATCAGATCCACAAGCTTGCGTGTCTTACCCTCGCCATACACCACCTCATACTCATTGATTACCTTTGGGCGCAAGTCAGGATATTGCAAGTGCTCTTGCCAGCAATCCAAGATCATGACGGACATACCGCCATCCTCGGGCTTGAAGCAAGCCATGGAAATGCTTCCAGTGGGATCATTGATCGTCTTGTCTGACGTGGCACAGTCATAGCTCTGGATGATGAACTCGAGCTTGGGGAATGGCTTGGAGTTGGGCCACAACCTAAACCAATCGCGCTTCACAATACCGTATTGCTCGGCATCGATGATCAGCCCATGGATCTCTTGGTCGCCGAGCCTAGTCGACTCGTACTGCAGGATCTGCTTTTGGAATGATGGCGCGAGGTTGGCTATATTAGAGTAGGTCGACGCCTTAGTAATGACTACGTCGTCACCTTCTCTGGAAACCAAATCCATGATCAGGGGCTTGGGTCGGGGCGTGGTGGTCACAATGATGCGCGTGTGCTTACCTAGCCGCACGGCAAACTGGATTTGATCCCACGAGTCTTGGATGTAGTCCCACGCAGCCAACTCATCAAGCCAGGCACCATGCCATTGTCCGCCGCGGTACCGATCGCTTTCTGAGGCTGGAATACCTTTTATAAAGCTGCCGTTGGTCAACTTTATCTCATGCAGGGATTTATTATAGTCGGATACAAGTATTGGCGGGATGACCGACAGTAGCCCTGAATCACCCTCAAAGCAGGTGCCGCGGATGTCACCACTGGTGGGGGCGGCGACCAGCCATCTTGTTGCGGGTTGTTCCCACGCCCACATTGAAAGCGTTTCCGCTGCAGCTCTCGTTTTGCCACTGCCGCGGCCTGCTAACATCAACCATATATTCCATGAGCCAAGGGGCTCAATCTGGTGCTTGTGCGCGGTCTTGTACCATTTGATCTGCCAGTTAACGACCGCCTGCTGCACTGGAGTGAGTCTCATAAACTCTTCGCGCAGAGCCTCCTCATCATCCAGTACGGCAGTTAATGCACTCATTCCGCCTGGCGCGCCATCTTCAGGGCCTTGAGGAGCTCACCAAACACTGAGACGTTTTGCTCGACAACCACTGGGTTTTGATCATCACCAGAGTGAGTTACGCGATCGCCATAGCGCTTGGGATTCCATTTAGCCAAAAGCTTTAGCTTAATCTCGCTTTGCATCTTTACCCATTGCACATGACCATTATCAATGCGGCTGTAGCCTTTTTCATCTTCTATACGCTCTGGCGGCTGCTCAATTAGCTGGTAAATATCCTCTGCTATAGCGTCCTGACCAATTTCACGCGCACACGCGATTGCTGTGGAAAGGTCTGCGTCTTTTCTCATCCAATCGTACACAGTTCTCCATGCGGGGAATCCCTCTTGTCTGCATATTTGTCTTAATGGGATTCCATCTGATAGTTGTTCGCACATCTTTCGTGCGATTACTGGATCATATGTACTTGGTCTACCTGTTGGTAATGGTATTTTGTCTTTCTGTGTGGTCATAATCTATGCCCTTTTCGCGCGATCTTTTCAGCGCATCGGGCATAGTGTAACTTCAGATCAGGATTTTGTGAATTGTGGGTCCGATTCCAGTATCGTATCAATCCATTCTTTGAGAATTGGATACTCCTCTGGTGTTACCCGTCCAATAATCATGCCGTCCGAGCTTGTTGTAATTCTCACTAATCCAACGCCATACGTTACTGCGTCTTGCATGGCTCCGTTCATGATCGTATCGATCTCGGTGATTCCCTTTTCTATTTCGGATGAAACATTTTTATTCATCACTCCTCCTGGTCACTGCGTAAAATCCTATGGGTTGCCCATGCTTTATATGCTTTGAGCTCTTTGTTCTCTTGCTTAAGTCTTGCGATTTCACCCTTTTGGTGGTTCATCATGCTTGTGGTGCGTTCTATCCAGTCTCTGACCTCTACAGGCATATGGTACGTAGGTTCGTCTACCTTTGGCTCTATTGCGCGCGCCATGCGTGTTTTGGGCGGTTTTGATGGGGTTGTCACGACCTTAGTGGCTTTCACTGGCGCTTTACTTTTGGTTACCATGATTTTCCTCGTGGAAACGTTTCCAACGGCACTCTGCGCGCATGCGTGGGGTGAAGTCTGGTGAAATTTCTGCCAGCTCGCAGTTGTATTGTGATTTGTAATCGAGCTCGGGCATGAACATCAGCGAGATCATGCATAGTGCAAAACCAATCGCCCCCAGAATGTTTTTCCACAGAGGCTCGTGCCCTTTGCGCATCATCTTATCGATCTCTTGCTTAGTCATACTGCCTCCACGGTGATTGTGTATTTCTTACCTTGACGATCAGTGACGCCAATTGTGCGTTTGGTTGAGCGAAACGATCCATCGGCATCCATATCCATCTGGGCGGTGCCTACGCTTGCCAGCAGTGCCATGTCTTTTAAATCTTCACACTTCAAATTGTTTTGAATCAAATACGCTATGTAATCGCAATACACCAAGTGTTTACGCGCGTCTTCCACGCCCTGAATTGCGACCTCTGCCATTGTTTTAAAGTCTTCCATGATTAGTCCTTGTGTTGTGGGTGATTAGAACTATAACAAAAAATTAGAGTTTTAGTTCAGTGTTTCGTCGGATTGTTGTTTTGATGCGAGCCTGGTACTGATTTCATTAGCCTATCGAGCAGGTTGTGCGTTTCGATTTGTGATTTCGATTGTCTGTACTTGTCTCGCAAGCTTTGCAGCGCGATGGTCATAAACGTTTCGGTGTTCATGCCATTTTCTTCATGTACGACTACCGCGGTCGCCAGCAGTGCGGTCGCAACATTGGTAATGATGCACATAGCGAAGATGACCCCGTGGTCGCGCACCACTTTGTCCAAATGCTTTTGAATAATAGGATCTAAGCGCATCAGCATGCGTAATGCTTTTTCTTCGTCGGATTCTGTCATTTTTTCATCCTATGCATTGTAATTATTTTACCCAGTTCTCGATCAAAATCTTCTACTCCATCGGGTATGATATACAGTTCGTCTATGCCGCCATTGATACCGAGTGTATATC